AATATCTTGCTTTTTTTTATTTGGATCAATCTCTGCCATCTTTACCTAAATCCCATGAATACGGAGACGACCATAGCTACGACTAAAATCGTGCTTCCCATGATCATCGCTTCTAAGCGCCACATACGTTTGTCAAGTGACTCTAGTTTCTCTTGCACGTTGGCGTACCGGATGGCACACTCTTTCTCATGCGCCTCTAGCTCCATCTGCGTTTTGAGTACAGGTTCCATTGTCTGTTCGAGTTTCATCAGGTTAACCTATAGGCGTTGTGACGGTGTTAAACAGGTCAAGGTTGACGGGGTTGCCTGCGCCTATAGTGGTGGGTATGCCGACGTTGCAGTCACCGCTGCCGGTATTAAAATGCACGGCCCAGCTTTCGTTGTTAGTAGACCCACCGGCTTGAACAGTGGCACTAGCACTTGCAGCTATGGTTCTTGCTCCCCCTGTCGAACTCGATCCTAACGTAATGCTAGAGGAGCCGTTGTTGGTGTATGTAATAACCTTGTCAGGGTTTTTAAAATTGATTGTCAGTGCATTATTTCCACCATCTTTTGCACCACTACCCGTAAAAACATCATTAGCTGCTATCGTGCCTGTATAAGTGGCGGTGGCGTTCCCTTCAGTGCTAAACGCGGATGCAACTGACGTTCCATTTCTAGTAATTGTAGCTGTAACATTTTGATTACCATCAGGGGATTGATTTGTCGAAGTTAGGGTAACATTGACGTACGAAAAGGCACTTGATGGTGCGGTAACGGTAGCAGTGTTAGTTCCTCCGTTGACCGTTGTGGAAGCAGCAATGCCGCTACCACTCGCAACCGTCACTCCTATATCTCCAGCAGTGCCACTGCCGCTGCCCGTTACGTTGTCGTAAGCAAGCAAAAATTGATTAGAGCTACCATTGTTTTGGGCTAAGAAACTGTCGCCAGCGGCATACGCTGTTTTGCTGCTGCCCCCTGTCGAGTTAGATGTCAGATTGTATGTGTCGCCTGTGCTGCTGTTGTTCTGAAAGGTGATGTCAAACTCAACGGCGCGTACGCCGTGCGTGGATGTGTTGGTGGAAGGACCGTTGCAGCTAAGAGAAAAAACATCCCCCGCGCTAAAGGCTGTATTGACTGATAAACTTCTATCGCCCGAAACAAACTGCGGCCCACGAATAGTGAAACCTGTTGCCCCTCCGTCCACGTTTACACTCCCAATTTGTGAACCGTTGATAAAAAAGGTGCATGGCCCTTGACCTTGAATTACGACGTTAACAAACGAGGTTGTGTTTAGTAGCGTGAAAGATGCAACGGTGGCATTGATGGGGAAGGGAGCGTTAGCTTGATTAGAACCAGATGTAGTCAAGTTGACCAGACTGCCGTCCACCTCTGTGACTGTGACCGCAAAGTCGTCAACGGTCTGGCTTGATGTGCCGGTAGTAGCAGTGGACGCCCCAACAAAAGTAGCGTCTACAAGAGTGTTATTTGAAGTATTACGATTAAACTCCGAAATAGATACAGGATTAGTATCTCCGTAGAAATCTCGTATCGTTGAGAACGAAATCGTATTACCTGTTCCGGAACCTACTGCCATCTTTACGATCCGTCGTAGCTGGTCAAGTCAGAAAATGCCGTAATGTCACCTGATACTTTTAAGTGACCGCCCGTAGTCAACAACATCTTTGCGTCACCGTTGTGCCGGAATACAAGCTCATCTGACGAGGTTACAACTACAGTCCAGTCATTGCTGGCACCAATCTGAATAGCAACGTCTGTGCCGGTGTCGCTGGTGTTTACGTTCGTCGCAATGAGCTTGCTGCTTTCGATGTCCGCAACGAGCGTGCCCTTTGTGATACTAAGATTGCCCGTGCTTGCACCCGTGAAGGTGCCGGTGCCCATCGTAAACTTGTCTTCGCTTTCATCGAAGCCGATAAAGGCGTTGTTGGCGCTGCCACGTTCGATGACAATACCGGCGTCATTCGAGGGCGATCCACTCGTACCGTTAGCCAGTTCGATTAGGCTGTCCGATACAACGGTGTTTGTTGTAGCTACGGTAGTGGTGGTGCCGTTGACCGTCAGATCACCACCGACAGTCAAATCGTCTACGACGTTGACTACGCCGGAGCCTTTACCGTCTAGCTTTAGATCGATGTTAGTGTCGTCACCGGATGCTTGGATGAGGGGATGCCCACCTGTTGCAGCGTTGGCAATTGTGATCTCGTTGACCGCACTGCCTGTCTCCGTGAACTTGATAAGTTCGAGGGTACCGTCGCCAATCGCGTTGCCGTTAACGTCAAGCATACCGCCAAGCTGGGGAGAACTATCCCCTGAAAGGTCTGTGTCAACTTCGGCAAAACTTAGCTGACCCGAGCCGTCAGTCTTGAGGAAGTGGCCTGCAGTCCCGTCTGCAATCGGGAAGTTCAAGCCGTCGAGGACAATCTTGCCGTTGCCGTTGGGCGTGATCGTAATGTCGCCGTCAGTGTTAGTGCTGGTGATGGCGTTACCGTCAACTTTAATGTTATCGACACGCAGATCAGTCACGGCGGAGTTCGTACCAATAGTGACGCCATCAATCTCGCCAGCAGCAATGTCTACCTTGCTGATGTCAACTTCGCCAGTGCCATTCGGTGTAAGTGCAATGTTACCGTTAGAGTCCGTGGACGTAATGGCGTTACCATTGATATTGATGTTGTCGATCTGCGCTTCGGTCACCGGACTGTTCGTGCCGAGAGTTACAGCATCGATTGCACCGCTATCAATATCGACCTTGCTAATGTCCACCTCGCCCGTGCCGTTTGGCGTCAGGGCAATGTTTCCGTCAGTGTCGGTGCTTATGATGGTGTTACCATTGATGTTAATGTTGTCAACATCGAGATCACCTGTTACGTTAGCAGCGCCTGTGATAGTCAGGGTGGCGGTGTCGATAGTCACGGCTGTCGATGCGTCAATGTCAACAGTTGGCGCAACCATCTCTAGCTCTGTGTCTGCGTCGATGTCGAGTTGACCATCTGCACTAGACAGAATCTTCAGGCCACTGTCTCGGAATTGAATGAACTTGTTCGTTGCGACGGTGATATCGGTGGTGGTTGCGAGGGTGCTTCCTGATTGAGTAGTTTCTTGCGAAGGACCGAGTTTACTTATGGGTGCGCCGTCGCCTGTCGTAGAGCCGTCGTGCGTGTGACCGGACGATACGTTGAACGCAGACTCGATAGCATTAAATTCACCGTCGAGAGGCGCAGCGTTGATCACGTTGCCGTCCGCAATCTGGTTCGTTGTGTCGTTACGAGTGTAGCCTGCCATCGTTGATTACCTTCTTCCGTATTGTCCGTACTCTATCACTGCAGCGTCGAGAGAGAACGGTGGGCCGGTGCCGCTCGACTCGAATTGTAGAGACACAGTGAATCCGGAACCTTGTGTTTGTGTGTCGAATATAGACTGGAGAGATTCTCCGCTGTAAGTGGATGTTCCAAATACCGCTGCAGGATCGCCAAAAGTGGCGATACCCGCAGAACTAGACGTGTTACTTAGACTGATTGTTGCCGGTTCGATAACTCCAGTCTCGCTAAGATCGTACTTCATGTTGAAGTCGAGGTTGACTGTGCCCTGCGGATCAGTGTAGATTGTAGCACGATATACACTCTTACGAGTTCGAGGGTCTGTGATAGGAAAGTAAGGAGTAGAAAAACTCGCTGAGATGTTCGAGCCATCAAAGCTATTGCCAGACTCCATTTGATATACGTACCCGTCATCGTTTGCAAAAATCACAGTCTCTGCTTTGCCTGTGTATGTCGAGTCTGCAACGTACGCTTTTATTCCCGTCGTTTCGGCCCAGTTTAGTCCCGTGCCCTGTTCGCTCTGTATCTGGGTGCCTATGATACCTTTCGACGCTGCCGCTGTCGTTGTCGATGCAAATCCGAAGATACGATACTGGGACTTTTCTCTAATCGTTACGGATGAAAAAGAAGTGTTACCAGACGTGAGAGCAACAATTTCTTTTTGTATTGGCTTAGTTACTGACGCTAAGTTAAAGTCTTCGTTACGTTCTGTTCCCGCAACCGTACGCAAGCCGTCTGGGCCTAAGAATATAACGTCGCCTGATATCTCCTGTGCCGTATCATTTACAACGCAGCCTATATTGTCTGTGATAGGCTGCATCTGAAATTCTGCAATACTGCTGCCTACGATCCGTGAGATGCGGTCTTCGGAGAAGACAATAAGTTGTTCACGGAAAACTATTAAATCTGTTATAGAACTTCCTACGTTGATTATACCACCGCCGGAAGCTGCTGTAAAGTCATCATCTTCAAACGGCGCAGAAAAGATAAGGTTCTCGCCCTTTGCAGCAAAGATATGTTCCTTGAATTCTACTGCGTGTGTGGCACCCTGTAAGTCTGACGGTCCAGAAAGTTGCGACAGATCAGAGGCAGTGACTCCCGCAAGTAGCAGAGGATAGCCTATGCCATCCACAATAAAGAGCTTGTCGTTGCCATCAAAGTTGTACTTACAAAAGCGTACGCGGCTAGTGCTTGCTCCGAGTGTCAAGGATGTTGACAGGTCTGTCCACGCTGCTGATCCGGCTGCGCCTGCAAAAAGTTTAGGATTAGTACTGGATTGGTCGCGTGCAGCTATTACTCTACCTCTGAAAAACGTCACACCTAAGACGTTGTTTTGTCCGGTAACAACATTCGAGTTAAACTTGGTAAATCCCTCTATACGTCGATAGCCGCCTTCTGTGGATGGTTCGAAATTGATAAGGTTACGTGCAGAACCCGGAGCGGCACTGCCGTGCTGCAAGGGACTAAGATTGCTTATAAGACCCCCGCGAAACTCAATGGGGTATGTCTGCCAACGATCAGGCATGTTAGGTTGCCCTTACATAGTAGTTTTCGTTTACAAGTATCTTACGCATGTTCTTCATGCCTTCGTCGAATTTGTTTTTTGATATCGAAGCCATCTCCATGTTATCGCGGAACATGTAACAGTAGTACATGGCACCGTCTACGATTACATGCTTGTACGGCTCTGGTATCATAGGCACGTCATCATGCAGGGATAGATTTACAGGATGTAAGAAGTACTCGTACTCGACTGTGTACGCTTTGTCAGGCATAGGTATGACGCCAAAGTAACCATCCTGCGACCGGAATACAAACTCGGGCACACCGCCCTTTGTAACGTCTGTTTCGTCTTCTTGATCTACGTAACGGTCAATGTATTCTACATATGTAATCTTACGTAGCTTACGTGCCCTGCCTAAGTCGAGACTCGTGTCACGTTTCACTCGAAATGTATCAAAGTCTACGTACTTAGCTTCGTCTGCAAATGAGTAGCGGGTTTCCCCGGCAACCAACGTGATCTCGTCCGAGTTGTGATTGTAAGGCCAGTAGAGGTAATACTGATTGATATCGTGAATAGCAGAGTTCACTGCATCTTTTATCGTGCCGTGAAATCCTTTTGCAGTGGCAAAGTTGGTAGTTGTTAGTTCTACCTCGTTCAGGCGTCTAGCAACCTCGTTGACGATATCGAGATAATTGTACGGCATCAGCTACGCTCCCTCACTCGCAAGTTAATCACTCGTTTCGTAACGATAGCAGCACTTGTTTTGGATGACGCACTCGTTGTTATTTCGCAAATAAGTTTGTTGTCTATGTTTGCAGTGCCACCCGACAGCACGATAGTTGCAGTCGTGGTGGTGTTTGAAATGCTATTTACAGTAATGCCGTTAAACGTGTCTGAAGCAGATAGATTGCTCGACTCCGTGCCGTTTGCCTGTATGAAACGCCACGCAACAGAGGCGATAGTTACACTGTCGAGATCGAGATATCGAGACCAGTCTACAGTGTAGTCTAGCTGTTCGTCCGGGTCTTTGTCAGGCCAACGTAATGACATGTTATGCTACCTTTGCTAATCTTTTTTGTGGCTGGGCTACAGATATCACCCGTACCTTTTCTTTACGGACAAATGCAGTGCGCTGTGCATCTTGAAGAATGTATATTATGCGGTCAGAGGGTTCGCTGACTGCCACTTCTCGTGCAGGTTCTTGACCGACAGATACGACACGATCTCGGCTATGTAGGGCGGGGTCAAAACGAAAAGATAAAAATGATGACGATGTTGCACTTGCTGCACCGACAGCTTGACCTTCGCCAGAAAGAATTCGTCCGAGTGAAAAAGTGCCAAAGGGTACAGATGAAAATGGGTTGTTACTAAACATATCTGCCTTTGTTTATTTTAACTGCCGAACACCTGCGTACTGCCTACATACACTTTTGTTATTTGGGTGCTGCCGTGATAAAGAGCGGTGACTGCGGTAGACCCATGCTTGATGGACGGCGTTCCTGTAGTCGTTGAAGTAGAAAAGTTCTCGTCAACGAAACCGAGTCCGTCAACAGTAAGGGTATCGTAAAACCCTATCGCTCCTACTTTTGGTAAAGCCATTTTAGTAAGTCTCTATTTCAGCAGAAACTATATAATATTTTTGAATGGTCGTATTGTCTGCAAAACGAACGCCGATACCCACACACACACTAGTAATATCGTCTTGTCCACTGGTGGCTACGTTACTTAAATTTACATAGTTTGTTTGTGGGTTACTGGGAGTCTTTCCTGCGAGTATGTTCTGTGCGCCACTATACGTGCGACGATTATTACTTTGAGTAGTGTCTCTGTGCCACGCCTTTATATGAGAATAACCCTGCGTAGTATTACTGGCCCCATCCTCATAAGCGAATGCAACCTTTACTCTTAAATTGTCTGATGCGGCAGTGTAACTCGGAACAGCAAGATCGAGAGGCACGTATGCGTATCGTGTTAAAGTTCCAGACTGGGCACACCACTGAACTACTAAAACGTCTGTACTGTCGACTGTGTCGTTGTACATCAACGCTCCCGGCGTAACACCTGCTACGTATGGATTTCCTATCATAGATAAGGGTTTACCATCGTAGTCGTTATGTTCCCCGCTTATAATAAAAAAGTTAGGCGGGTCGCTAGACCCTGCAGCAGTCACAACTCGATATTTAAGATTATGAGGAGTTGTTTTGTAATTATTAGAGTTTAATAAAAATTTACCCACACTGAAGTAGGTTATGGGATTAGTACTAGTATTAGTAAATAGAGCGTGCGAAAAAATGGTGTTACTAGCGTTGACGGGAAATTCTTCTTGAAGAAAATTAGCCCCGCCACTTGCTTCAATTACAGGACCAAAATGAGGCCCAATATTCGCGGCTCCTGTTAAAGAAGAATTAGTAAGGGGTGATATACCGGCAATTATTAAATTACTGCCATACGTAGTTGTGACCCCGCTAGAAAGTTGCAAAGCGATATTATTACTGGCATTGGGCTTGTAAATAAAATAAACACTATTGTCTAAAAATGTTGTGGGTCCAAAATTAGCAGCTTGTGAGGCACCAGCGTAAAGAGGTCTAAGGATGCCGTCAGAACCTGCATTAGCACTTGTGTACATATTACCCAATTTTATATTAAGATACCCTGAAGAATATGACGTAGGTCTTATTGCATTCCCGGTGATAAAGTTATCAAATTTATATACGGGGCCACCGTTGCTAGTGCCAAAAGCAGCCACCTGTATCTGCTGGCCATTACCTGCCTGAGAACCAGCAATTAACGGAAATGTTACTGTCTGACCAGCTAATGCAGAATATGCAATGTTTATCCCGTAATTACCGCCATTCATAAGGATCATCGGCGCTGTAATATTATTAGTGCCTCCGTCAGTATTAGGAGTTAAGTCGCATTTGAGGTTAGTATATCCGTAGCCAGAGCCTGCTGGATATCGAACATGAAAAATTAATCGACCTAAATCCCAGTAGGTATCTGTACTGCTGTCTCCCCCTCCCATGACGCCATCGTCAAAAAATCCGGCTATGTGTTCGAGAATACTATATCCGTTCTGCGCTGTTTCGCTCGTCCACCCCGCGCTAACTTTTACATTAGCTTGAAGATTAAAATAGTACGTATCTGAATTTTGTGTGGCCGTAGGATTAGCGTAGGTATCTTTAACCCTAAAGACTTCAATCCCAGTATCACTAGCCGAGTCGAATCCCATCTGTGTTCTAACTACGGGATAAGTAAAGTGATATATACCGTGATAAAGAACTGTATTGTCGTTGTAATATGAAGAGCTTAATTGATGCGCGAAAAAAAGAGGATGTGACCACCCCGGAAGATAAGAGGATATATCACTATTTTGAAAAGCATAGATACAGGACCGAGTACCATTATAGCCATCAAAATCTGCGCTGGTGTTTCCTGTTACCGCTGTAAGCTGTCCATTTGAATCATTGACTGATGAACCAGTGCTTGCCGGTGATCTAGCCTCGTACACATTCCCTTTGCTTTCAAAAAGGGTAGTGAAAGGCAACCCCTTTAGCCTCAACTCATCGCCGTCAGCAAATGTAACACCACCTACAGTGCTTTGTGACGCAGTGCTGCTAGATTGAAAATCTGTGATAGAAAAAGGTGCAGCATAACTACCATTTTTAGTTGAGGTATCTGTTGTCCCTGCACCCTGCGTAGTTGCCTCTAAAAAGGGATCACACCAGTATGTTGCCATTTATTTTTCCCTGCATCTAATCGAGGCT